AGCTGGTTCCAGATGTGCATCCAGTCTCCGTACTGACGGTCGATGCGCTGGCCACCGATCTCAACCTCAACCTGAGAGATGAGCTGCTCACCGGGGAAGTCAAGCCAACGGGCATAGACGTTGCCTCCGCCAGTAGTGTTCTTCAAAGACTGGCTAATCTCGGGGAGAGTAACCTGAAGGTAAGTGCGGTAAGCCAAATCACCATTACGAGAGATGGTGCAGGTCACGCGGCGACCGAAGTCAGCCTGGCCGTTGAAAGTCTGCTCAATAGACTCCATGGCGAAGTTAGTGTGACGCTTGTAGGAAACCTTCCAGAAAGTGATCTGGGGGTTACCAGTAAGGTAAACGTCTTGGGCGCCATAGGCGACAAGTTGCATAAGTCCTCCTCCCATTGTAAAATGCTTGTTATACTATTGAAAAAGAAAAAAAATTCGAGAAATTGACATATTTTCCGCAAAGTGAAATACAATAAAATAGAAATTAAACAAAAAATGCTAAACCTTATTATATACCATTTTTTAATACAGTGTGATAGGGTAAAAACTATGTCACTGTTCAAATATAAACCGCCTAAAAAGATTGTGCTTGATGAGAGAAGCATAACAACGCTGGATAGTAAACATAAAGAACTACAGTCGGAATTTCAATATATACAAGATACAATTATTCCCGATCTTGAAAATGAGAGAAATATGCTAAAAGAACGATTACAGATCCTGAAAGGGGGGGGTCCGCCCCCCAGCGACGGGAATTATGCTAAATATACACCTAAATCCGGAGAAGGAGGTAACGGCTGCGAAGCAACGAAGCCACCAAGCAACCTGGACGAATGCCTAGAAATCAAGGACCGTATCAAAGAAATCAATGCAACCATCAAAAAATACCAACAAGATTATAAAAACTACTACCTTCACAATAGCGAGTATATCTTCGAGTATTTTGAAACCAAGAAAACAATAACAAGTGGCGGATCGATGAAAACGAAATCCCTAAATGCATTTTTCAATCTTCCAGAAGCCAAAAAAACAGAAGAACTTTTCAAGAATCAACATAATAACGTTGAAAAATACCTGGCAAGTATCGATCAAACCTACATGGATGTTTCTAAATATGTCTACCCCACCGATATATGCCAGTTTTGTCACCAGGGCGAAATGATTCCTATTGAAAGCGAGGGGATTATGGTTTGTAATCAGTGTGCAAAGCAGGTTGTATTTCTCATCGACAATGAGAAACCATCATACAAAGAACCGCCTAAAGAGGCGTGTTTTTACGCGTATAAGCGCATCAATCATTTTCGAGAGATTCTTGCGCAGTTCCAGGCAAAAGAGACGACATGTATCCCGGATAATGTGCTTGAAAGCATCAAACAACAAATCAAGAAAGAGCGGATTGAAATCTCTCAATTCACCGATAAGAAAGCGAAAGAAATCATGAAGAAACTTGGATTTAATAAATATTACGAACACATTCCATTTATTAAAGATAAGCTGGGGATCAAACCGCCTGTTATGACGCCTGATCTCGAAGACAGGTTGTGTAACCTCTTCATGGAAATCCAGGGACCATATGCGAAGTTTTGTCCGGATGACCGTGTGAATTTCCTGAATTATTATTATACTGTGTATAAGCTGTGCGAGTTACTGGGTCGTCGCGAGTTCTTGCCGTTCTTTCCAATGTTGAAAGATCGAGAGAAACGAATCGAACAAGATCAGATTTGGAAGAAGATATGCATTGAGCTCGATTGGGAGTTTATAGCGACGCCTTAGTTTAGTTAGTTATTTTCTAAAATCAAAGTTGGCGAAAGGGTCTAAGCCATTATTATTTTCTGAAGTGTATCTATCTTGTGAATTCAATCTAAGTCTAATCTGTTGTATTTGAACAGGTGTCAAGTTAGTTACGTTAACACCGAAGTTTTCAAACCCTGGTTTTACTTTAAGTGTACCGTCTTTTTCTGTCCAACAATTAGGGTCATTTAGGATTTTTGTTATATTATCACACCCTCCCCTCATCACCTTCCGTGATTTCACATTCTTTTGACGCTTTGAACTATGAGTGTGGCGACGCTTCTTCGTTGTTTTACGCGAAGCCATTCTCACAAATGATTAATTATGTATTATGCATATATAATTAATTTTGATTCATACAATCCACACACACTAACTTCAAGCTACGTCTTCCGCGCTTTCCGCCGATGATTACGCACACCACCAATTCCACCACTCGCGAGACTATGCGATTTATAGTATACTTGCGCATTATTCGTAAACATTCCAAACATTGAAGGTGGTGTATATGGTGTAATTGTAAGAGTATACGTCGTATAATGGTAACTTCCATTGTTTCGAATGGTCAGTGTATAAACCCCCGGCACAGTTGACCGCGTTGTCTGAATACTTCCAGTTGTTCCATTTATCGAAAAGTCTCCATATGACCCAATACCGCCAGTGATTCGTAAAATAGAATACGATCTTCCACTAATAAGTGCAGGAGAAGTGGGTACACCAGCTACGACACTCGAATTGAAACCCAGTACCATCGCAGGCGGTGATCCGGCAACTACCGTTCGTGTATAAGGTGTAAAACCCATTGCGTAAAGTTCATACGCCGTATTTGTACCAGTATAAACCCAATTGACTCCGATGGGTGCACTGGCTGAAGCGGGAACACCAGTAAGCGTGGTATTCGCAGTAGCGTTTAACCAACCAGTAGTTGCCCCGTTATTTGTCAAATGAACGGTCCCGGATACAACAACAATGCTCCCAGTTAAATTATTGTATCCTGGTATAATATATCCAAATTGTGGGTGGGTAGTTGTTCCAGTGACATAACAATTTGACACTGTTTTATTCGTAGTATTCCCTTGTAGATTTCCGAGAATACCTCCTCCGTCATTTGGTATAGCGCCAACCGAATAACAATTCGTGATAGTTACTTGACCACATTCGCTTCCGATAATACCGCCACCCCAGTCTCCGATCGCGCCTCGACTATAGCAATTGCTTATCGTGTGACCGGATGCACTCCCCGAATACCTCCCGGAGATACCACCTGCGTTTCCATTCATACTACCGGTAGAATAGCAGTTGGTGATGGTCGCCGCTTTTGTAGATTGACCAGTAATACCGCCACCGTAGGCGCCAATCGTTCCCGAAGACCAACATGATTCGAAATTGAGGACGCCAGATGACAGTGAATCCGCACCAGAAATACCTCCACCGTATTCTCCGATTGCGCCTGAGGAAGAACAGCTTACACATTTCACACCTCCTGCATACCGTCCAATTATACCTCCGCCGGCAAGGCTAATATTTCCCGTAGAATGGCAATTCAGTAAAATAGTATTGGAAGAAGTCGTTTCCTTTCCAAAATGAACGTGCCCAAACCAACCACCGCCGATCATTAGGGTAGCCCCACCCGCAGCGCGTATTTCTAAGTTCATTATGTAGATATTGTTGTAACCATTTGAACTACTGGTGCCATTTTGAAATAAACCTGGGTAATCCGTGATACCATCAATCGTAATAATCGGACGCGTTCCATCAGGTATCAGTATTCGAGAACCAAACTGAATACTTTCCGACTGACAAACGAAATAGCCATTAACACCACCAACGGTTGTGTCAATTGTGATGTGTGATACAAACTCTACATTCAATAACCCTAATGCGGTATTGTTATTTTCGATAGGACATGGCCAAGATATAACCCCACTCCACGATATTTGGTCAGTGCTAAATGAAACTGCTTGCCCAATTGCAGTCTGTCGTAAATACAATGTGGTTCCGCCTGGATAACTTAGCAATGTAGGAGATCCACCCACCGCAAACCCAGCCTCACTCATCGGGCCTAACAATAAACGCGGTTCTGCGTCTTCGGTGGTTCCAACCGTTTCATGGGACAGACCCTCCGAAAAGCGATAACCAACCCCACGAGAGATTGGATACGTGACTCCGTCAACGACGAGGCTACCATTACTGTTATTCAAATAGACTAAATGTGTATGTGTAAATCTATGAATACCGTTGTCGTTATGCGCAGGCGTATCTCCTTTTATCCAACGCATAGGGATCGTGGTGACATTCGATAATTCAAGACCCATGTTGGTTAATAGTTCAGAGCGAAGTGCGGGAGTGAGTGGGACGGTAAAAGATTCAGATGCGTTACGATCGGGTTTCGCCTTAATCAGCGCCTTTGCAGTGACAACCTCCTCTCGCGAGAGAATATAATTTATTGTCTCTTCTGACAATACATTTAAGAATTGGTGTGTCATAACTAATATAATATATACGAATACGAAAATATTATATATTCATCCTCTCGACTACATTGTCTCACCTTTTCTAATAGAACGTTATGTTATGCGCCTACGTCACGTGACAATCTTCTTCCATGTTTCCGGAAACATGTCACGCGTATCATGTGGTACACCTGGTCCAAACCAAAGACTCGGATAACACACTATTTTCCTTTGGTTCGCATTCAAATATGCACCCCACCAACTAAACGTACTATTCGCAATAATATTGTGATCGCATAGACTCATTAATAATATTTGCTGCCAATCAGCAATTGTATCGCGTACAAAATGAAATTGAATATCACGGCCATTTGTCACGTTTGATCCTCTACTACATTGTTCTTTTACATCCGCCATATTCTTCAAAACAATATCCTTATCACACGGTTCGTAAAAAACAAGAAATGTATATGATGCATTTTTGTCTTCATTGGCGGATATCATGAAATCAATTGCACGACAATAATAATCTACTGTCATCAATGGATGAATATGTGGATTTTGTACATAGTCGCCGATTCGAAAATGCACACCGACTAATACACGTTTTTTGTCTGGATTTCCAATATATTCATTACTCCACGATTCATTTCCGTAAAGTTGTTTGATCCAATTTTGCTGTTGTTTTATCTGTATAATGTCACATACCTCCGCATATTTATCTACGAAATACTTATCACTTTGAAAATACCCTTGAAGTCGAAGCGGTTTCGTATATTTCGCAGTTTCTGTTGGCGTTGCCGTATAATGAAATCCGATTTCATCCCAACGTGGTAATGTACTGAACATTCTCTCAGTAACTTCATTCGCGGGTGTCAAGTACTTTCTTAATCCGCGAAATATGGTTGACCAAAATGTGTAACGTGGATGTCCTGGTTTTCCTTCTAATTCTTCATATTGCATAAAAAAGAATGTGTCCTTATTACGAAGCGCCGTTGCAATTGTCGTGAATATCTGAAACAGTTGGTTACCCAATCCTCCCATAATTGTAATTGTTATCATATTTCTTGTTTACCTATTTCTTGTTTACCTATTTCTTGATTACCTATTTCTTGATTACAGGTTTCTAATATCATGCATGATTCATTTTTAAGTTAATTATAAATCGATATAAATAACGCTTATTCTTTATATTACACATCATATGCTTCGTACATTTTCAGACATAAAACATGCAATTTATATCAATCTGGATTCACGGAATGACCGACGTGAGTTATTTGAAAAACAATGTAAAGAACTTGCGTCGATTTACCCAAAAGATTTCTCTTTTATTCCAGTTACGAGGTTTTCTGCAATTAAAGACGAAGAAAATGGCGCGATTGGCTGTACCAAGAGTCATATCGAATGCTTACGACTCGCAAAGGCGAATGGGTGGGACCATGTTTTGATACTGGAAGATGATGCATTGGTTACTCATCCCGAAATTTTGGTTCATCAAGTCAATTCTTTTCTTTCGAGGTTTCGCGATGAGTGGGATGTCCTCCTATTTTCAGGAAACAACTTTCCACCTTTTAAGATAGAAGCGCCCGACTGTTTTCGAGTAGCGAATTGTCAAACTACCGGATGTTACCTCGTATGTAGCCGA